CGATAGTCTTGGGTTTCGGGTAACAATACGTCCTAAAATTGCACGGATAAAAAGTATTGGTTATGAATGTGAGGTTTGGCGCATATTTATTTACGGAAACACCCATGAGATTCCGACAAAAGTGGCTTATAAAAAAGCTAAGTCATATTCAAAAAACAGGAATTGGAGAGCAACAGGATTTAAGGTAGAATTTGATAAAGTTGATGAATATTTTGGATTTGAAATAGATGGGGATGGGTTGTTTTGCTTAGAAGATATGACGGTTACTCATAATTCTAGTATCATTTCTTACATGATGCGAAACCTAGCAAAAGATGATATTCCCGTAGGTTTTATAAGTGCTGAAATGAGCAGTAATAGCGTAGCTGAATTGATGATAAGTGCCGAAAGTGAGATTGATGGATATAACCTAAAGTCAGGCAGATTAAGCGAAAGTGAAACTGCATCGCTGAACAACGCTATTGGGAGATTGGAAAAGTTACCGATAAATATTGACGATGCTAGTAACATGACCATTGAAAGGTTGGCTATAATTGCTCGGAAGTGGTACAACGAACAAGGGATAAAGATTCTGTTTGTAGATTACTTACAAATGTTAAAGACCACCACAAGGCAAGGAACTAGGGATATGGAACTAGGGGTAATAACCAAAGGGCTAAAGAATATTGCGAAGGACTTAAATATTCCCGTAGTCGCTTTGTGTAGCTTAAATAGGACAAGCGCAAAGGAGAAAAACGCCCCAACAATAACCGACCTAAGGGATAGCGGAAACATTGAATCGGATGCTGACCTCGTTATCTTGCTTCATCGCCCGGAAGTTTATTTAGACCATGAGAGCATAACAGACGAGGTAAGGGGCAAGATGGAAGCGGATATTTGTAAGAATAGGAATGGAAAGGTCGGGTTAGCTTTAATCTACATGGACAAGAAAACGAGAAGTTTCCGAGATTGGGAAACAAGGAACTCAGAACCTACAAGAAATTACGGTCAGTTAAAGCCTAGAACGAGCAGTCAGGATATAGCAGAACAAGATTTACCATTTTAAAAACCATACAATGAAAACCTGTTTAGAACACTACGAGGAATTGCCCGAACCATTTAGGTCAGAGGCAATCGCTAACTACAAAGCTATGAAAAACAAAAGAGATTTAAGCTGTATTACCTTAGACGGGGCTGTCTTGACGGGCTTTGATTGGGTAAAAAGTAAAGAAGGCGCAGCGTATTGGTACGAATTTTATCAACTTTTAAAAAATAGATAATGCACACCCAAACCCAAATACAAGCCTTCCACGAAACAAAAGAAGTAAGGGAAGGGCAAAAAGCAAGGATGCTTAGGTTTTTTCAGAGTAATCCTGATGAATGTTATTCAGATCGGGAGTTATCTGTAATTCTCGGTATAGGTGAACGCCAAGCTGGAACACGAAGAAAGGAATTGCAAAATGAAGGTAAAGTCAAATGTGTAGGCACAGACCGTTGTAACTTATCATTGCGCACCGTTCAGTTCTACCAAATCGGACAAGGGGAATCAGTACAAGGCACAAGCCTAAATTCAAAAGTCGCTGAATTGCGTAAGTTTGTGAACGAATACGGGGCAGGAGATTTGATTGCGATGGGAATACTGAATAAAATGGATAAGTTAGGGCTATGATTCGCAAGGTAAGCAAGAAAAGAGCGCAGCAGAATAGGGACTACTCCAAAGTAAGGTTGGAATACTTGGAAGCGCACCCGGTATGTGAGGCGAATTTACAGGAATGTTTAAAAGTGGCAGACGAGATTCACCATAAAAAAGGCAGGACAAATGATTTGCTTTGCAATAGCGAGTACTTTTTAGCCGTGTGTTGGAATTGCCATGTTTGGATTGAATTACACCCAAAGGAGGCAAAGGAACGAGGATTTAGTTTAAGTAGAATTCATAAATAAAAACACCAAAAAAATGAAAAACACTTTTGAAACAATCAGAGAATCAGTATTTATTGAGAAATGGGGAGCCACAGCTTTAATTCTTCACGATAGGATAATTTTAGATTTTCGGATTGGTAAATATATGGACGAAAAGCAACTATCAGAGTACCTTTGCATTGAACATCCCGGCATTGTTCAATCGTCAAACGATTTTAAAAAGGCAAAGGCTGAAGGGGTAAAAAGCGCAATAGAATCAGACCCACTTGCACCGTATGAAGAACTATACAACGAGTTAAGAATATATGCAGAGGGGAAATATAAGGTAAAATTCAACTAACTTTGTAAAATGGCAAAGCTAAAAGACTTAATACCGGATGACAAGAACTTTAACAAGGGTTCAGAGTTTGGTAATTCATTGATTGAAAAATCATTTAGGAAATTTGGGGCGGGACGTTCCATTTTGATAGACAAAAATAATCGAATCATCGCAGGGAATAAGTCCGTGGAAAATGCTGCGGCAATCGGAATGGAGGACGTGCAGATAATTGAATCAGACGGTACTAAAATTATCGCCGTCAAACGAACAGATATAGATTTAGATTCTCCCGAAGGTAGAGAAATGGCTTTGGCCGATAATGCAACAGCTAAAGCCAACATTGTATTTGATGCCGAGTTAATTGAGGCGGAAGTTGGTGCAGCTGTTTGTGTTGAGTGGGGTGTGGAAGTAGCCGAGCAAGAACCAGAAGCCATCGAAGATGATTTTAACGGTGTTGCACCAAAAGAACCTATTACTGTATTAGGTGATTTGTACGAAATAAACGACCATAAACTTTTATGTGGTGATAGTACTCAAACAGATACTTTTAAAACATTGTTTGGGGAACATTTAGCAGATTTAGTGGTTACAGACCCACCTTATAATGTTGCTTATGAGGGAGGCACAAAAGAAAAACTAAAGATTGCAAACGACAATATGGACGATAAATCATTTTATCAGTTTTTATATGATTTTTACACAGCACTTGGAAGCTATACAAAAGCAGGCGGTGCTTGGTATGTTTGGCACGCCGATTCGGAAGGTGCTAATTTTCGCCAAGCGATGAAAGATGCCGGTATTATGGTTAAGCAATGTTTGATTTGGGTAAAAAATTCAATGGTATTGGGAAGACAGGATTACCAATGGAAACACGAACCTTGCTTATATGGTTGGAAAGAGGGAGCGGCTCACGGATGGTATTCAGATAGAAAACAAACAACTATTTTAAATTTTGACAGACCAAGCAGAAATGCTGAACACCCAACAATGAAGCCCATCCGGCTATTTGCCTACCAAATAGGGAACAGCAGCAAACAAGGAGATATTGTGGCAGATGGTTTTGGTGGTAGTGGCACCACAATGATTGCGTGTGATCAAATGGGCAGGAAAGCATATTTAGTCGAGTTCGACCCCAAGTACTGTGATGTAATAGTTGCTCGATTTATAAAACATAGAAAAGAAACGGGCAGCAGCTTAGTGATAAAGAGAAACGGGCAGCAGCTTAGTGATAAAGAGAAACGGGCAGCAGCTTAGTGATAAAGAAATTGACAAGTATATCCAAAACACCGATGCCCAAAGCAAGTAAGTTAACAGCGAAAACACCTATTAGCGACGCTCAACTCCATAATTGGCTTATTGCCATGTTTGAAAAAGGCAACACGGGCAAAACGAACTTATACGAACTTTTGCGAACCTCAAAAAGCATTATGAAGGAACGATGCTTGAAAGCCTACGATAAGGCTATCGTAGAGTGGCAAGAAATGAAGGAGAAGAGTACTAGTGAACAAGTGGAGGCGAACACAATAGAACAGCTTAAAACAGGCTTAAAATCGAAAATTGAAAAAAAGCGGCACATACAAGACCAAATTAATGGCATCCAAGCCGACCTTGACAGGGCAATAGTAGAGGATTATGTGGTATTGGGGGGTAAATTGCAGGTGGTTAATAAGATTATGAATGCAGAAACCAAAGCCTACCTGCGAAAAACCATGAAAGACCTTTACGCCGAACTAAATAAAATGGACGGGGATTATGCGCCGGTTAAGTCAAAGCAAGAAATCACAATAGACAAGCCCGTCATTATAGACTGGAATGGAACAGCTTAAATTCACCCCAACACCAAAGCAGCGGGAGGCACACCGGTTACTAAAAGAAAACAATATCGTGCTTTATGGTGGCGCTATTCGAGGTGCTAAGTCTTATTGGGGATGCCTAGAGATAGTTACATTCTGCTTTCAATATCCTAATAGCCGTTGGTTAATGCTTCGGGAAAGTATGCCAACCTTAAAGCGCACCTTACTAAAAACTTTTAACGAGTACTTTTTAGGCAAAGGGCTTCAAGCCTACGTCAGGCATTTTAATCAGCAAACGCAAACAATTACTTGGAACAACGGCAGCGAGATTATATTTATGGCCGAAAGTTACGACACGGATAAAGAGTTAAATAGGTTCCGGGGCTTGGAGATAAACGGGGCTTTTGTGGATGAGGTGAATGAGATTAACGAAGAAACCTTTAATAAGATTATCGAGCGTGCCGGTTCGTGGTTCGGTTCGCCCGGTTGCCCAACAAAGATATTAATGAGTTGTAACCCTAATCAGGGATGGACAAAGGATCGATTTTATGACAGGTGGAAAGCAGGAACCTTGCCTAAGGGCGTGGCCTACTTACAGGCACGAATAGAAGATAACCCACATATCCCCCAAGAATACATTGAAAGCCTTAAGATGCTTCCCAAGTATCAGTACAAGGTGTTTGTTGAAGGTGAATGGGATATAAGCCTAAAAACAGGCGGCGAGTTTTATAAATGCTTTGAATTGGATAAGCACGTAGGGCATTGCGAATACAATCCTGAATTGCCATTACATATCAGTTGGGACGATAACGTCAATCCATACTTACCGGTAGGCATATTTCAGATCGAGGGGAAAGCGGTTCGCATGATTGATGAGATAGCCGGGGTGAATCCAAACAACACTATCAAGGCGGTTTGTTCGGAAATCAAGCGCAAGTATATGGGGCATAAATCAGGAATGTTCGTCTATGGTGATAGTACAGCGCAAAAGGATGATACCAAGATTGAGAAGGGGTACGATTTTTTTAGGCTTGTGATGGAAGAATTGAGAGAGTTTTTACCACAGCGCAGGGTGGCTTCATCTAACCCTAGTGTGGTGGCAAGGGGTATGTGGATTAACACCTTTTTAGAAACGGGAAGGGGCGGTATAACATTTATGATAAATGATTCGTGTAAGAAGGCCATCAATGATTTCATCAATCTAAAAGAGGCGGCAGACGGCACGAAAAACAAGGAAATGGAAACGGTGAACGGGGTGCGGTATCAAAAGTATGGCCACTTTACAGATTTGACCGATTATCTGTTTTGCTTTGCTTTCGCCCAAGAATATGCGGAATATCAGCGAGGCGGTATAGTAACTAACCCAATGACAGGGAAAAATGTATCAAAACATGGTTATTAGTTTATATGTTGATTATTTGCACGTAGTTTAATTATCAATAGTTTAGTCTAAATTGCTCGCCTTGTAAAACAAAACAGATAATGCACTTGTTTGTAAGGAATAATTGGCATTGAAATAATTTCCCTATATTTGTAGCCAAAGTGCCAAAATGCCTTATCTATTCCGTCAGGACTTCACACGTTTAATTCAAACAGATGCCCTTAATCAGATTATAGGCAGCAACTTAGATATACTTGATGAGGAGATAAACGCAGCGTGCGAATTGGCTAAGTCAATGCTTAGACCTCGTTTTGATATAAACACAGAATTTAGAGAAACATTAGCATGGGATTTAGGGCGAAGTTACTACGCCGGGGAGCGTTATTACTTAGATGCGCCCGTATATCAAGAATCAGATACTTACTACTATTCTATGCCCTGCATTCAAGGCACGGATTTTTATATTTGTATTGTAAGCGAAACAACAGGGACATTTGCTTCGGGCGATTGGCGCAAGATAAATAAAAGGTATAAGCTTTACTATGCTAAGTACCCTCATCCGGTATTTGATTATAAGGCTGTTTATAAAATTGGCGATATGGTATGGTGGGCTGATAAGGTTTACACAGCACTAAAACCAACGGTAGTAGAAAATCATGCAAGCGACCTGCAGTATAGGAACGTGGAAAATATACCGATTGGTAATGTGTTCCCGGACGATGCGACTAATGGGCTAAGTTATTGGGGCGCAGGAACAACCTACTATGTAATGGCTAGTATCGCTCCTGACGAAACCGACTACTATATTTGCGGGGATAACAGGGATTTGAGAATAAAAACCGCCTGTATAGACATTGCCTTGTACGAACTCAATGCACGCCTAGCACCTGCCAACATACCAAAAGTAAGAATGGAACGTGCCAAAGGAGCGGAGGAGGAGAGAATAGCGGGGGATAAGGGTTTTATCTACCCAATTACCTGCGCACTCGGATACTTACAGGCAGTTGAAAGGGGCAATGTAACGCCTTCGCTTCCGTTATTACAACCCGATCAAGGCATGAGGATTCGTTTTGGTGGCGGGGTAAAAAAAATAAATAGCTACTAATGGCTTCACTCATACAAAGACTGTCTAACTTCATATCCCCTACCACGATAGGCACGCCCTTATCTACCAATGTAAGCACGGACGTTAATCTGCTAAAAAAGGATTTGAGCAATGCCATATTCCCTACGCAAGTTCAAAGGATAAGGCAGGACGTAAGCACTTGGAGGGATGCGGCTAGACAAGCGGAATCAGCGTTCTATCCGTGGCGAACAAAGCAGCAGATACTTTATATTGACACGATTTTAAACGGTCATGTAAAGGCGTGCATGGGTAAGCGTAACAACATGACCTTATTAAGAACGTGGAGTTTTTACAACGGAGAAACAAAGGTTGAGGACGAGGCTTTAGAGGCGATATTCAAAAGTGAGTGGTTTGAGAAATACTTGACCTATGTACTCGAAAAAGAGGCATACGGGTACAGTCTAATTTCATTGGGTGATATAGAAGGCGATGCTTTCCCGAACATAAAAAGCATCAAGCGTTGGAACGTCAGCCCGGACAGATACGAGGTTTTGACTTTTCAAAACATGCCGGGAGGTTATAAGTTTTTAGAGGAGCCGTACAGAGATTGGCACGTTTACTGCGATACGCCAAGCGATAACGGCAGCAGTCCAACGGGGTACGGTTATCTTTATTCAGTTGCTCTTTATGAGATATTCCTTAGAAACTTATTAGGCTTTAATGGTGATTTTGTAGAATTGTTTGCACAACCCTTCAGAGTAGGCAAGTCGAGCAAGTCAGGCAAGGAACGTCAAGAATTGTATGATGCTATCCGAGATATGGGGAGTAGTGGATTTACTGTTATTGACTTGCAAGATGAGATTGAGTTTTTGGAAACGGCATTAGGTGGAACGGGTTACAAGTCCTATGATAATTTTGAAGTTAGGCTTGAAAAGAAAATCAGCAAAATTATACTTGGCCACTCGGACGCTATGGATAGTACGCCCGGTAAACTTGGTTCACAGCAAGGAAACGAAGATAATCCTGTGAGCAATGCTTTGGATGAAAAGGCTACAACGGATGGCAGATCAGTTGAGAATAATGTGAACAATCTTCTTATCCCACGTATGCGCAACTTAGGATTCAATATTCCTGACGGCCTTACTTGGAAATTGGAGAATGACAAGGAAAAGATGGAACTGCGAGAGAATGAAGATAAAAACAATGCAGTAACCGTATCCAATATTTATCAGTTAAAACAGGCGGGCTTTACAGTTGATCCGAAATATATTGAAGAAAGGACGGGCATACCTGTAAGTATTGCGCCTACTGTGGCTCCCAATCCTGACATGACGGATAATCTAAAGAAAAAAGTATCGAATATTTATAAAAACTAACACTAACACTCATGATCTTTACACCAAAGGTAGGAATGCGCTTTATTACTGGCGCAAATATGCGACCAAACATCATTTCAACACAGGATATTTTTGAGTTTAAAGTTGTAGAGCATACACATGATGAAAGATTTGTAAAATTAAAAAATCATCTTGGAGAATTGTTTTGGATAGCAAGTTCAGGCATCGAACCTATGGTTGTTTTGGAAGATGCAAAGCAAAGCGACTACGAAAGAGGGTGCGAAGATACTGCACGTAAAATGATGTGTTTGCCATAATGAAATTATCCAAAAAGCAGATAGATGATTTAATGAATGGTGTCTTTGACGGCTCTATTGACTACAATAATCTGCCTAAGGATTTGTACCTTGATATTGCTGAGTATCTGAAAAAAGGCTTATATAATGGTTACGGTGGCACATTGGCCGACTTTGATGGGCATGATTTAAAGATGCTCAAAAGCCTACGTGAAAATGTGTACCTCTTTTCAGGGGCTAAAACCTTTCAGCAGGTCGAGGCTTATAAGGCACTTCTGACTGATACAGGCGGGCTTATTTCGTTTAAGGAGTTCCGGAATGCGGCACAGGAAACCTACGACCTGTTTAATGTGGATTGGGCATTGACGGAGTACAATACAGCCATAGCACAAGCACAAAATGCAGCTAAGTGGAATGATATAGAAGCAAACAAAGATGTGTTACCTATGCTTAGGTATTCAGCTATTGGTGATGCTTGCGCTATTTGTCAGCCATTGGACGGAATTGTAGCCCCGGTGGATGATGATATATGGGATACTATCATGCCTGAAAATCATTACAACTGCAGGTGCATTGTCATACAGGAAGATGCGGACGTTCAGCCAACGGAAGGGAATCAAGATATAGTTGATGACGTAAGCGAAAAAATGCAGGACGTGTTCAAAAGCAACGTAGGCAAGACGGGCGATATCTATGACAAGGCGCATCCTTATTTCGATATTCCAAAAGAATACCATAATTTAGCGAAGGAAAACTTTAATCTACCAATACCTAAGGATGATGAATAAAAGCACGGGGTACATAAGCATAGACGCTGTTATCGCCTGTATGCTTCATTGCAGAAGGTTTAACAAAAGAATCAAAACTATCCGTCTTTGTCATTCATGGTGGTATGAGTTTTCCGAGTACACCAAGAGAACGGCTCCTGATTACAAGTTCAATAAAGACGAGGGCATTATCTTGCACGGGGTAGTTATTATTGAAGGCCATGCGTTTCAAAAAGAGAAATTGGAATACGATTTATTGGAGGCTAAAAAACCTGCACTTGCGTAATGGAAAACAACAACGCTGCTAAATTTGCTGCCAACAGTAAAGCGTTAAAGGAATTATCTAGAACGCTTCCTATTGAATTGGGGGCTATTGGCGTGCGGGAATTTGTGGGCAATTTTACTAAACAGGGGTATAGTGGCGCACCGTGGAAGGAAGTACAGAGACGAACACCCGGTACTAAGGCGTATAAGTATCCTAAAACAAAAGGGCTACAAAGAAGAACAACGCCAATACTGATAGGTGCAGGATATAGAAAAAGAGGCGGTACGTTGCGCAGGGCGGTTAACGGAAGCACCAAAGAAACGAGTTTAAGCAGGGTAGTTTGGAGTGTGGACTTGCCTTATGCTAAGGCGCAAAATGATGGAACAGATAAGATTCCTGCCCGTCCATTTATGGGCTTTTCAAAAGAACTGATACAGAAATTAGACGATAAAGTGAACCAAAGAATAAAACAAGCCCTAAGTGCCACTACTTAAAGATATAATCATTGAGTTACGAGATGAGATAGGCTCCATGTTCATTACTACCGGTGATGGCGAGGTGGTAGATATGAAGTCCGTAATGTGGAACGACCAACTAAACAGGGTGAAAGCGGGTGAGCTTACTTTGCCACGTTATCCTTGTGCTTACTTAGAGGTGTTGCCGCAACAATGGGAAACTTTGGGCAGAACATACTTAGCCGCAGATGTTACATTCAGAGTGCATTTGATTCATCAGGAATTTGACGCTATGGACGGCACTCAAGATCAAAACATGAATGTATTTGATTTGCGCAAAAGGTTATTGCAGTTTTTTTCATTATACAAGGCAGACGGATGCGGGCGGATGGTTCCGGTAAACGAGGAGCAGGACTACGCCCACGATAACCTTTACCACTACATTATAGATTTTAAAGCGCATGTTATTGAAAGCAGTATCTTTGCCAATACAGGTAGTAGCGGTTCGTTTATTGTAAAAGAGCCGCCAACTGATTTAGATTTAACGGTAGAAAAACAACACTAATGGCTAGGTCAGTCGAAGAAATAAACGATTATTTGAAAGTGCAATTAGTTGCACAGTTTGCATCTGTGGGCATTACTATTGATACTACCACATGGAGTAAGCGCAACTATATGCGTAACTTTTTATGGGTGTTCGCCATAGCGCAAAACTACTTTGAGCAGTTGCAAGATTTGTTCATTCAACAAGTCGAAGCTATCCAGCTAGTAAGTCATGGGGCAAGTGCCGCATGGATTCAGTACCAAATGATAAACTTTTTTCAGTACTCGGCAACGGTTCCGCAGTATCTTATCATTTCAGCAGGGGTATATTCCTATCCTATTATAGACCCAACACTGCATATCATTGCGGCTTGCTCGGTTACAACAGGATTAAGCGGACGAGTTTATATTAAGTGTGCGCAAATGGTGAGCGGTTCATTGGCTGCTTTAGACGGTAGTATGGTGAGCGCAGCGCAGGGATTTATTAATCTCACCGGTGATGCGGGTATCTATTACACGGTATCGAGTGCCGACCCTGACCGACTTTATATTGATGCAAACATTTACTACAAAGGGCTTTACGCAAGTACTATTCAAGCGGACGTTATATCTGCTATCAATGCTTTCCTTGCAAATCAAGGGGTGGTAAATTTTAACGGCAATATTGAATTGACTGATTTGATACGAGCGATAAAAGATGTGCCGGGCGTGAATGATGTAATATTGAACAACGTAAACGGCAGAGCGGCTACAACGGCATTTGTGGACGGTACGGGCATTGTAGTAACGCAACAATGGATAAACAGACAATGGGCAACTATTGCAGGTTATATGATTTCAGAGGATGATACAGGGCATACATTGGCTGATTCACTAACCTTTAATGCTGAATAGTGCCGACAATATTCGAAATAGATACCGACCAACAGGCAGATGATTTGATGCCCCCGGACAAGAGGGGTGTTAAGTTTCTCGCTTTTGCTAAGGCAATTCTAAAACCTTTAGCTTGGTTAGTTAATTCAATATGGTACGGATGGAAGGATGGCACAGTACCACTCGATTGGGCAGCGGGAACGTATTATAAGTATGACCAAGTTACATTTTTGAATCAAGTATTTGAATGTGTAGTAACTTCCACCACGACAGACCCAAGCAACTTAACTGACTGGCGGCTGATTCAGACTAATTTTATAGGGGTATCTGAAAGGCAATTATATAATGGCAGTAAGATTGAGTTGGAATATGCTTTAAATAAATGGTTCCATACAACCTATAGACAAGACCCTGCGGTGGCTGATATTAATATTGAAACAAAGCACGCTGAAATTGGGTACTTTATCACAGGCACGGGATTATATGATAGTAGCGCAGTTTATGCTACTGATTCAAGCGAGTATGTAGGGGTAGACCAATTCATCACACAAGCGGCAAATTTCAAGGTAAATATTCCGAGTGCTGTTTATATTGCATTGGCTAGTGATGATACCACACGAACACAAATAGTTCGTAATTTTGTCGATAAGTACGTTATAGCAGGAGTTTATTATACAATAGCACCATATTAAAAACATCATGGGAAAAAGAATAGATTACAGTTTCATTAGTGGCACAAGCGGAATGCCTTTCAAAAAGGGAACTTGGAAACACTTACAAGAGGCTTATTGGGAAGGTATGCAAGAGTTTGTGGCGCAGGGGGCAGGAGGTGAGCCGAGTGATGGGGTGGGTTATGCTGTTTGGGGTAACTTAAACAGGGGCGATGCCACAAATTACGATATTGCGCCCGGTGCTATATGGTATAACGGTAAGATGTATTCAAGTTCAACGGGATTTTTTACAGCGACAGGCGTACAAACTGCGGTTGCACAAATCGTAACATCTTACTACACGGATACTACGGCAGACCCTACCACCTTCACAGATGGGGCGATTCACAATGTCCATGTGATTGAAACCATTGAATGGGTAGCGGGTGCGGTAGGCTCAGGCATCTTTAATTTCAATGATTTGGTGAGAGTTTTAAACGTAGAGGATGCTGTCGAAGTTGGGGGAACGGGTGCGCCTGCATTTACTAGCCCTTCAAATGTTGGAAATGATCCGGGAGGCACATACGCCACATTAAAATTTCAAAGGGATAATAGAAATAAAACGGTGATGATAACCGGCACAATAAAAGTTGTGGCATATCCTGACACTACAAATACGACTGTATTTACCTTGCCTGTGGGATATCGTCCAATATTAGAGCAAGCGTTTACCACATATTTATTTGGTAGCCCGCCATTAATAGTCAGTGGCACGGTTAAGACAAACGGAGATGTTGTTTTAGGGCATGACGGTTTTACATATTCAAACGTATATCTTCCATTTCAGGTAATTTTTAATATCTAGTATGAGTTCATCGCACCAACATAAAGCTATTGTATATCTTAAGCCTAGCCTAAGTGCTAAGTTAGAAAACTATGCCAAGCAAATGGAGGTGAGTAAGTCGAAGG